AATTAAGAACATCACTAATCGGCTCTCTAATAATGCTGTCATCTGCATTTTCAATTAGAGGCATTTCCCCAATTCCGAACCTAGCGATTTTTTCTTTCATTTCTGCTAACATCTTATCTAAGTCATTTCTTTTAATTGCATTCACTAACATCGGTGCAACAAAATTTTCATAGTAATCTAGTGTACCTTCTCTAGTCTCACCCATAATATAAGTGAGAAAGTTGTGCGGTAATGTTAATACTCGACTCCCTGTTGTTGTTTCAAAAACGATAACACCTTGTTCGTTGCTACCAGCCCCAAAACTATACTTTCCAATTTTGATTTCATGCCCATAGAACGGAACCCACGATTGCGGATAAGCTAACCAGAACTTTTTAAATTGACTGTTTACCTCAATTTTCATGACCCTACCCCTTTCTTCTGAACAAAATTTATTAGTATTTAGAACGGTATTTTTCCCTCAAATTCTTTACATGGCCCACTACAAAATTTAAGCGATCTTGTTTGATCATCAGTGATGCTAACACCATCTGGTATAACCTTCATGCATATATAGCATCTCTTTTCTGTTTCTGGCATATCTTTAATGCAGCCACGAGAAATAGCCAACTGATTTTTATTAATCGCTATATTGCAATCTTGGTGCAAATGGAATCTGGTATGTTTTTCGTCTTGTTTTGCTGTTACGTAGACGGCATTTTCGTTTTTTTCGATTACCCCTAAACAAGCAAAGCATTCATGTTCTTTACGAGTCTTGACCATTTTCTTTTTGATGTTCTCTAACATGCTGCGCCTCCTTTATTTCCTATCCGCTTCTTGTTTTTTCAATAGATTGCTATTTATAAATCTGTAGCAAAAATGTATGTTATGGAACAATTCTTCAAATTCTGTTGTTTTTTTGACAACGAAAAATTTCGAATCGCGAGTAATCTCCAAATCTTGTAGTTGAAATGATTGTCCGTCTTGCAAATTTAAGAGTTGCTGAAAAACAGAATCATTGCTCTGAATATTTATGTCACAATCGAAGATGCTCAGTTGAGAAACCACCATCACCTAACACTCCTTACGCTTCACTTTTTTATTTTGTAGCGCTTATGTGAAACTACAGTAGCGTCATACGTGCCATCAATATCTACAATGACTGAATTAATTAACACCTTGCGCACAATACCCATGCGAGTTGCGTTAGTTTTTTGCTCTTCCCATTCAATGACGTCACCAATTTTTGCTTTTCCCATAGTAATCACCCTTCCTTAACCTTTGCTTCTAAGTTGAGTGCAGCTAAATAATCAATTACAAAGCCGTTCCCAGATTTCACACGGATACAATTTTCTCTAAAGAAGTCTAGCGAAATAGACTTCGTACCTCGTCCAGTCTTTGGATTTTCATATGCTTCTGCCAATTGTTCGAAGAGCAACACATAAATTTCAGGCTCATTTTTACCTTCTAT